CGTACAGTTCTGAGATGGGGAGAGCATTAGCAAACAAGGTAGACCAACATCTACTTCAGCTTTCAGTTCTAGCGGCGGCGGCATCTACTACTATAACAGGTGGTTCAGGTGGTACTTCCGTAACTGACGCTGACTGCAAAACTAATGCGGCTTCAATGATAACATCAATTTTTGAATGTGCTCAAGCACTTGATGAAAAAGATGTTCCTTCTCAAGATAGATGGTGTGTGGTTACGCCGGATGTTTATTACCAATTAGTTGCGAATGATAAAATTCTCAACAGAGATTTTGGTGGTAACAATGGTGTATATAGTGATGGTACTGTAATTAAAGTTGCAGGTATCAACATTGTAAAATCAAACACTGCTGTCACTGCGTTTACTGACCAGTCAACTGCAATTTCTGGTACAAATAACACTTATAATGTTGATGCTCAATATGTAGGTGCTGTTGTATTTCATAAATCAGCGATTGGAACTGTGAAATTAATGGATTTGGCTATGGAGTCAGAATATGACATTCGTAGACAAGGTACATTAATGATTGCGAAGTTAGCCCTAGGCCACGGGATTCTAAGGCCGGAGTCAGCTTGCAAAATCGTTACTTCATAATAATTGACCTAACGTAAGGGATAGGCGAAGCATTGTGTTTCGCCTTCCCACAAATCTATTTAAAAAATTATGGCAACAATAACAACAAGAACTACTCAACTTGAGTGCATTAATACAATGCTCTCAACTATTGGAGAAGCTCCGGTTAATTCTTTATCTGGTGTTCTTCCATTAGATGCAAGTACAGCAGTAAATATCTTGAATGAAGTAAATCGTGAAGTCCAGTCGGCAGGTTGGAAATTTAATACTTCTTGGAAGGTATCTCTTAATAGAGATGTAAATAATAAATTAGTAGTAGGAGCAGATGTCTTACACATTGAATTTGACCATCTAAGAGAAAGTAAATCTTCTTACGACCCAGTATTAAGAGGAAATTATTTATATAACTTAGCTAAAGAAAGTTACACATGGAATAAAGACTTTGAATATGTAACAGTTATTTATCTTTTAGATTTTGAAAATATTCCTGAACAAGCAAGAAGATATATAACTATTAGAGCAAGTAGAGTTTATCACGATAGAACTTTAGGCTCACAATCAATACACAAATTTTCTATTCAGGATGAAGTAGGAGCTTTAGCTTTATTAAAACAAACTGAATCTGACACTGCTGACCACAATATTTTTGATAGTTTAGACCAACACAAAATTATTAATCGAAATAATATTATTAAATACAGTACATAAAATGCCTTTAATCTCTCGAACAATTTCAAATTTAATTGGAGGGGTTTCACAACAACCTGAAGTGCTTCGATTGGAAAATCAAGCAACTACTCAAGAGAATGGTTTTTCCGGAGTTGTAGAAGGATTGAAAAAGAGACCTCCAACTAGCTATGTAGCAAAGATAACTTCTAGCAGTTTATCTAACGCATATATTCATACTATTAATAGAGATACTTCAGAAAGATACATTGTAACAATTACAAACGGAGCTATTTCTGTTTACGATATAGACGGAACAGCAAAGACAGTAGTAGCTCAAACGGATGCCACTAACTATTTAACATCTTCCAGTCCTAGAACTGAGTTTAAATGTTTAACAGTTAATGATTATACGTACATAATAAATACTTCAAAAACTGTTGCTATGGATTCAGCAACGAGTACAGCTAAAGTTGAAGAAGCAATTTATCAAGTTACTCAGGGCGTTAATGCTATAGATTATTCAGTTACGATAGATTCAACGACTTATTCATTTACAAGTACAAATTCAAATACTGAAGATATTAGAGACGGATTATTTACAGCAATAGGAACAGTATCAGGATATACGTTTACAAAAATTGGAAATTCATCTTTTAAAGTAGTTAAAGCGGCTGGCACGCTTTCAGTTTCAGCTAGTGATGGTTATGGAGATAACGCTTCTCAAATTATTTATGACAGCGTTCAAAACTTTTCTGATTTACCTTCAGAAGGAATTGATGGCCAAGTTGTAGAAGTTAAAGGTGATGCCGCTAATAATTTTGATAATTATTGGGTGAAATGGGTAGCAAGCACTTCAGTATGGGAAGAAACTTTAGCTCCAGCAATTAAATATAAATTTGATTACGATACAATGCCTCATTTGCTTATTAGAACAGCAGATGGAAATTTTAGATTAACTCAAGCAGATGGTTCAAGTTATACAATTTCAGCTACTTCTTATGATGTACCTGCATGGGGTGAAAGACTTGTTGGAGATTTAGATAGTGCTCCCAACCCATCTTTTGTTGACACAAAAATAAAAGATATTTTCTTTCATAGTAATAGACTTGGTTTATTAGCAGATGAAAATGTAGTTTTATCAAGAGCTAGTGAATTTTTTGAATTTTTTGCTGAAACAGTTACAGATGTTTTAGATACAGATGTTATTGATATAAATGTCAGTCACACAAAAGTTAGTTTGTTAAAAAATGCAATTCCATTTAATTCTAATTTATTAATATTTTCTGACCAGACACAATTTCTTTTATCTGGTGGAACTTCATTAACACCTTCAAATGTTGCTGTAGATGTAGCAACTGAATATGAAGCTTTAGATGGAGTTAAACCTGTTGGTTCAGGTAACAATGTATTTTTTGGCTTTAATAAAGGCGAATATACAGGTTTAAGAGAATACTATGTAGAAGCTGATGGTGAAACAAATGAAGGAGAAGACATCACCGCCAACGTACCTAAATATATTCCTTCAAGTATTTTTAAATTTGCGATTGCTTCTAATGAAAATGTTTTAGTTGCTTTAAGTTCTAAATCTACAGAAGTTAATGCGCTATATGTTTATCAGTGGTTTTATGCAGACAGTAAAAGATTACAAAGTGCTTGGCACAAATGGACTTTTGGCACTACATCAAATGTAACAATTTTAAATGTAGATTTTATTGGAACGACTTTATATTTATTAATAGAAAGGTCAGATGGCGTTTACATTGAAACGATTGATGTAGCACCAGCAACAGTAGATACTTCAGCAAGTTATTTAACTCATTTAGATAGAAAAATTACTAATGCTACAACAGGCGTAAGTGAAAGTTATAATGCTGGCACTGACCAGACCACAATAACGATTCCTTACACGATTGATAATACAATTAAATTAGTTGGAGCTTCGACAGCTTCAAATACTGCTGGAAGAGCTATTACTTTAGTTTCAGCGACAGGAACTTCGATTGTAGTGAGTGGAGATATTACAGCTTATGATTATTTCATTGGCGAACAATATACTTTTACTTATACATTCTCACAGCAATATATGGCTTTAGGAGAGCAATATGCTTCAGGTTCAAGAACAAGAATAAAAGATGGTAGATTACAAATTCGTAATTGGACTGTCAGTTATAATGATACATCTTATTTTCAAACCAGCGTAACACCAAAAGCAAGAGATACAGAAACTTCGACTTTTACTGGTACAGTTGTTGGTTCAGGATTAGCTGGGCGAGTTAATTTAGAAGATGGAGATTTTGAATTTGCAGTATTAAGTAGAAATGAAGGCTTAGTTGTTTCACTTAGTAATGACAGTCACTTACCTTCTAATTTTGTAAATGCGGAGTGGCAAGGATATTATGTCAAACCAGCTTAAACCTCATTTAAGAGTTGCTACTGAAAAAGATTGTATTTATTTAGCTAAGAAATTAAGAAAAGAAGATTATCAAGAAATAAAAGCAGTATCAGGTTTATCACCTCTAATTAGTTTATTAATAGGATTAGAATTAAGTGACGTACCTTTAGTCATTTGTAATAAAAAGAATAAACCGGTAGCTATGCTTGGTGTCGTACCTCAAGGACTCTTCGGAGCAATTTGGATGGTCGGCACAGAAGATTTAAAGAAAATAAGTTTAAGTTTTATACGAAATTGTAAAGGAGTGTGCGATATTCTTCAAAAAGATTATCAACTTCTTAATAATTTTGTAGATGCTCGAAACACTTTACATATTAATTGGTTAAAGTGGATGGGCTTCTCTTTCATTAACAAACATCAACGATATGGAGTAGAACGTAGATTATTCTACGAATTTGTAAAAATATAAATGTGTAACCCAACTTTAGTAGTAGCTGGCTTATCGGCTGGTATGCAATATCAACAGGCTATTACTCAACAAAAAATTGCAGAACAACAAGCTAATAGACAAAATGAAATTGCGGCAAAGAATTTAGCTTATAGACGAAAAGCTTCTTCTTTAAAATTAAAACAATCTACTGAAAAGAATTTAAAGAAATTAGAAGAAGCTGAAAAAGAAATTAGAAGAAGAAAACACAAATTTAAAGCCGCTAAAACTTTTGACGGAAATACTTATAATACTTTATTAGCTAATTATTATAGAAGTGAAGGAAATTATAGAAATACTGTATTAGGAAATATTCAGAAAAATAAATTTCAATTCGGCACAACACAAGAAGCTTTAACAACTCAATATGATGCTCAGTCTACTTATGTAATAGCACCGGATTATTTATATACTGCCGGAGCTTCAGCATTAGCTTTTGCTGGTGATTATTATTCTTACAAAGCTAAACAAAATCAAGCTGGCACAAATAAAAATTATTATGACTACGATTACGATTGGCACGCAGACGACTAATGGCTAAAAGATTTAAAGACCCATCTCCTTACTTAAATAAAGTAACTGGAGCAGAAGTTGAAGTTGTTTCTCAAGATTATAACTTATTCTATAAGCCTGATGCAAAACCTATGAACAAGGCTGTAGATTCTTTAATAGCATCGCTTAGTAATATAGTGCCTAGTTTAGCTAGTTATAGCGTTACTGAAGAAGTAAAAACGAAAGCAGTTGATGAAGCTAAAGCTGTTGAGGATTTTGAAACTAATAAAGTTCAATTTAATCAATTAATTAAGGATGGAAAAATTCCTGAAGGTGCTAGTCCATTTTACTATAACAAAATGATGGAACTAGAATTACAAAATAAAGCAAGATTATTTAAAAAGAAATTTGATACTTACTATGCAAAAAATAGTCTTGATGAATCTTTAAATCCTGATGCTTTTACAGAAGCTTATGAAGAAGAATTAAAAACTTTTTATAAAGAACAAGGTTTAGATAGATACGACCCATTAGCATTAAACAATTCTTTCTTTAATACTACTACAGCTTTTAGAAACGAAAGATACCAGCAACACTCAGGTAAAATGATGGCAAATATTAAAGGCCAAACTGAAAAAAGTTTTATTATGAATACAGCCGGAACTATTATTGATGGACAGAATGATGGTAAAACTGCATTAGAAGTTTTGAAAGATGTTAAAGGTTTAACAGATGGAATAATAAGTGTTGGTACAAAGAAACATCGAGCTAACAATTTATTTTTAAGTAGTTTCAAAAAATATATCGAAACAGTAAATGATGAAGAAGGTTTTCTTTTTGCTGGTGAAATGCTTGAGGAATTAAAAACATTCAAATTAGGCACAGGCTCTTTTGGTGGTTCAGCTCAAGGTTCTGCTTATATAGCTGAATTAGAAATGGAAATTGCCACAAAAGAATTAAAAAATATTAAAAGAAATAATGATGTAGCGAAAGTTAGAAGAGAAAGTAATCAAGAAAAATTATATATCGAATATTTTAAAGCTAAAGACAGTAATCCTGAATTTGACTCTTTTGATTTTATTAATAAAAGAAAAGAAATATTCAGTGATTTTGATGAAGGTGGTTATCTTTTTAATTCTGAAGAACGAATTTATTTACAAGGTTTAGAAAATACAATTAAGAAAACTGAATCTACTACCAATGATGATTTAGAAGCTTTAAAATTATTACAAGAAACATTAAGCATAAATCCTTTAGAGGTTAGAGATTTAGCTCAAGAATTAGCTGATGAAGGTAAAATTACTTTTAACACTTATAAATCTTTTTGGAAATCAGCAGGAACATACGATGTCATTAAAAATAATGATATTATAACTCAAACTAAATATTCTGAATATCTTCCTTTATTTAAAGATAAATTCTTAACAGCAACAGGTGAGTTGGGTGCTGAATTACCTTTAATGCAAATTAAATTTCAAGAAAGAACATGGAATAAATATTTAGAATTAAAAGAAACTTATAAAGGTGAAACTTTAAGAAAACAAATGGACACAGAACTGAAAGCTATCTTAGCTGAAATTCTAAGAGACAGTGTTTTAATTCAAAATGCACCTGAAATTTATATACCAATATTTCAGGAATACGGAATAGCAATAGTGCCTGATGTAAGTGGGGGAACTTAAAATTATGGCAATAACTAAAATTATAAACGAAAAAGAATATGTATTTCCTGATGGAACTACGGAAGAGCAAATTCTAGCTTTTGAAGAACAAATACTTAATCCTGACAAGAAACCAGATGAGCAAAAACCTGAAGAAGAAGAAAAAAGAGGTTATATAACCGATACAGCTTATGGTGCGGCAGTCGGTATAAGAAATGCAGGACAATCAATTTTAAACTTAGGCGAAGGTATCGGACAAGATTTAAAGAAAAAATTCGGTGTTGGTGGTTTTACTTTTGGAGAAAATGCTAACAACGGAATGGTTGAATATCATACTTACGAAGATGTAATTAAAAATAAAATTAAACTTCCATTAACAGGTGATGTTACAAAAGTTGGAGATAAAGATAGCAAACTTAAACTTCCTGAAATGGATGCACCTGATACAGGACTGGGTAATGTTACTTCAGTAATAAGTCAGTTTGTTTCTGGTTGGTATTTAACAAAACCTTTAAAAGCTGTTTCTTGGGCTACAAAAGGTAGTAAAGCAGTTAAAGCAACTAAAGCAACAGGAGTAGCTTTAACTAGAGGAGCAGTAGCAGATTTTGTAGCTTTTGACCAAGACACAGGTCGAGCTGTAGATATGATTAATACTCACTTCCCATCATTACAAAATCCTTTATTTGATTACTTGTCTTCAGAAGATAAAGACGAAGGTTTTTATGAAGCTAGATTTAAAAATGCCTTAGAAGGATTATTTTTAGGGGGAGTTACAGAAGGAATAATTAGAGGTACAAAACCTTTCCTTAATCAAATTAGTGATTTTGCAAAATATGTAAGAATTAAAAGAAAAGAACTTAAAGGTGCTAAAGTAGATTTAAAGAAATTAAAAGAAGTTGAAGAAAGTTTAGTAAGGTCAACTGAAGATACAATTACACCAGTAGGAAAAGAGAGCACTAAGAAATTTAAAAAGAAAATATTAAAAGAATCTGACAGTGCCGGAACAACTAAATTAGTTGAACAACTTAAAAAGATTACGTCAGCAGAAGAATTAAATACAAAAATAGTTCAAAGCTTTGATAATTATTTAGATAAAATTAGAAGCGGTGAGAGAACTGTAAGAGCTAAAAGAAAAGGAACAGTAGATTATAAAAATATTGATGACTTTTTAGATTTTGGTTTATCTCCTAGAGCTTATGCCGATAGTAATTTTGGAATTATAGCAATTAACGCTATGCAAAAGATAGCTAGAATGGAAAGAAAATTTGAAAAAATTAGCATACCATTAATTGAAAAGTACGCAACAAAAGCTGGCTTTGATATAATTCATACTTCAAAAATGTTAGGCCAACTTGGTGACAAGATGGAATCTGGACTCAAGTATATGTATGCTTCACAAGCTATTCAACAAAATTTAGCTGATGCTGTTTACAAAATGGCAAACTCAGTTCGTAAAGCTGATGGAGTTTATTCTGACAAAGAATTAAAAATTACAACAGCTATGTTAATGAAGTTAATGAGATTTGATGACAAAGTAACTTCTAACTTAGGTCGAGGTTTAAATTTAAGAAGAATCCTTAAAGACCAAAACGTAGATTTAAGTGCTGAAAGCATTAAGAACTTTGTAAAAAGATTTGATGATTTTGACGGAAACTTTGACGAATTTGTTGATGGAATAGCATTAATCAAAGATAAGAATATGTTAATTAGAATTACAGACTTCTTATTTAGAAATAACTTTTGGAATAAAATGAATGAGGTATGGATGGCTTCGGCTTTGTCTTTACCTAAGACTCAAGTAATTAACGTAACTTCTACTCTTATGAATAGCTACATAAAACCTCTTAATAGTTGGGTTGGTTCAAAGATGGCTTGGGGTTTAGATAAAAGTTTAAGAGACCAAGTAAAAGCACAAGGCGATGAAGCTCTTGCAACTATGGC